GGCGCTATTGCTGGTACGGGTGGGGGCAATGGCACCATAGTGCATCCTGACGTCTCAGGGGCTGCTCTGACAGGGGTTGGAGACATCATTGTGCGGGCTTTGCTTGCGGGTGTTTTACCAGCGCCTATCACTACGTCCGCGAGCAATCCACAACTCATTTGGGAGCATACTACTCTGACAGGTGGTAGTGATGATGCGGAACAAATCTTGGAATTCCCAAGGGACCATCTCTATACCAGCATGGGAAATCTGCTGACTGGTATTCCAAAGCTTCTCAAGCAAGCTGTCGCAGAGTATGCTGAGAGAGCTTTGACCGAAGCTCTCATGCCTGATCCTGAAGTTGAGGCGACCGGTGGTCAGATAGTTCGCACCCTCGATAAAGTAGGACCAATTGAAACTGAGCGTGAATATGTCGGCGGATCAGCTATGCAGATTTTCCGGAAATATCCTTCGGCAGATCGCTTGCTTCATTCCTTGATCTCTTCCGGTGGTGGAGTCATTCGGTAATGTCTATCAACTATATAAAACTCGCTGCAACTGCCCAGAAACTTGTCATTCAAAATGGTAGGTCAATAACTCTCATTCGCAATAATGAGACGCCGATCGATCCTGCGAGACCTTGGAATGGTTCTGAACCAACTCCAGACACAGAGCTTATTGTTCCGGCGGTTCAGCTTATGCCGAACGCTGTTCGCGTCTTTGGGCTTTCTGCCTTGGGCGATGCAAGCATACTGGATGGATTGATTTCTTTATCAGAATATGTCTATGTGGTGTTTGCAGGTGAGAATGATCTTCATCAGTACTCGCGAGTTCTCGATGAAGGAGTTTACTACAGCATTCAAGCCACTCAGTCCTTGCGTCCAGCAACTACCACTCTTGTCGGTTATATTGGAGTAAGAAGGTGAGTTTGACTTATGCTCAAGCGAACGATGAAGTTCTCACTCAGCTGAAAACGATATGGGACCCAACTGGTCACAAGCTGTTTTATGAAGATGTTAGAGATCAAAAAGAAACGGATCAATCGCCGTGGGCGAAGGTCGCTGTTCGTCATGCGGCGGGACAGCAAGATAGCTTAGGCGGTCGCGGACATAGAAGCTTTTTAAGATTCGGTGTTTTGATTGTCACTATCCATACTCCATCAGGTTCTGGCTTGTCAGATGCCTATGCCTTGGCTAAGGTGGTGGCTGACGCATATGAAGGCGCGTCTTCACCCAATGGAGTTTGGTTCCGTAACGTTCGTATCAATGAGCTCGGTCGTGATGGCACTTTTTACATGACCAACGTGCTCGTAGATTTTGAATATTCTGAAACAAAGTAAAGGAGGCCACATATGGCACAGGTCCCAAAGATCGACTCCAACATCACCGGTCTCGCCTATGCTGAAGAAGCTCAGCTCGGCCTACTTCCCGGTGAAGGCGGAAATCCAGGAACACCGATTTGGTATCGGTTGAATCCGAATAGTTACAGCGACTTCGGCGGCGAGATCGTCACGGTTGCTCCAAATCCGATCAACCCATCTCGTCAACGCCGAAAAGGCGTTACGACAGATCTCAACGCGACTGGTGGCTTCAACCACAATCTCACGTTTGAGAATCTCGCTCATCTCATGCAGGGCGTGATGTTCGCGAGCATTCGTCCGCAGGGCGAAGAACTTGTGACAGAAGTCGCTCTTGACGGCGTCAACCCTGACGAGTATCTGGTCGCATCAACTGCTGGTTTCATCGTCGGTAATTTGATCATCGGTCGTGGTTTTGCAAATCAAGCGAACAATTCCCCGAACGTCGTCACCGCCATTGTCACTGATACCTCGGTAGAAGTTGCTGATGGTACTCTGGCAGTGGAATCTTCGCCGCCCGCCGGAGCCGACGTCAAAGTCGTTGGTTTCGAGTTTGCAGCGAACGATGCTATCATCAACGTCTCGGGCAATCTTCCACGTCTTGAATCAGCGGGCGCTCTCACTGATTTCACCACGTTGAATCTTGTTCCCGGTCAGTGGGTGTATGTCGGCGGTGATACAGCAGCCAAGACGTTCACAGCGGTAGTGAACAATGGCTTCAAGCGTATTCGTACGATTGATACCACTGGTATAACTTTCGACAAGTCTGATGCCGCAATGACCGCAGAAACGGCTTCCAGTGGTAAGACCATCAGGTTGTTCTTCGGTGATGTTCTTCGTAACGAAACAGGTGCTCTGATCGTTCGTCGGACATACAATCTCGAACGAACTCTCGGAGCTCCTGACGATGCCTTCCCGTCACAAATTCAGTCCGAAGTTTTGATCGGTTCTGTGCCGAATGAATTTACGCTCAATGTTCCACAAGCAGAGCTTGCGAATGTTGACTTTAGTTTCATCGCAACAGACAACGTTCAGAGGACTGGTGTCGTCGGCCCGAAACAAACCAGCGTTCAACTCTTCCGTACCGCGTCTGAATACAATACTTCCAGCGATGTTGGTCGTATTCGTTTGGGTATCGTATCGGACGTCGATGAAGCCTCCGCGGCTTTGTTCGCATACGTTACGGAAGCAAGCGTCGCGATCAACAACAACGTCACGCCCAACAAGGCTGTCGGTGTTCTGGGTGCTTTCGACGTGACTGCTGGTACGTTCAACGTATCTGGTTCGGTTACCGCTTATTTCTCAAGCGTTGTTGCGACACAGGCTGTTCGTAACAACGTGAGTGTGACACTCGATGTCAGTTTCGTCAAGGACAACACGGCGCTGATCTATGACCTGCCCTTGATCTCCTTGGGCGACGGACGCCTCAGCATAGAAATCGACCAAGCCGTAACTCTTCCACTCACCACGGATGCAGCTTCCGGTCAAGACATCAGCTCAGAGCTCGATCACACTCTGTTGATTACTTTGTTCCATTACGTTCCAGACGCCGCGTAAGAGCGGCGTCTACCTTACCTAGAATAGGAGATTACAGATGGGTATGTACGATATTTTCGAGACCGATGAGGATCTCGAAAACGCTGGTATCTGGTTGGATTATGGCGACTTTCGAATTAGGGTCGCTTCCGCTGGTCAAGGCAACAAGAAATATGTTCGCTATGCTGAAAAGGCTTTGAAGCCGATTCGTCGCGCAATGCAAGCAGGAGCGATATCCAACGAGCGCTCCATGTCGATCATGTCTGACATCTATGCTAAGACAATCGTTTTGGATTGGCAAGTCAAAGGCGACGATGGCTGGAAACCTGGAATTGAAGGCCGTAACGGTGAAATTCTTCCCTTCAACAAAGAAGAAGTTCAAAAGGCTTTCGAGTCTTTGCCAAACCTGTTCATAGACGTTCAGGAGCAAGCCAATGCGATTTCTAACTATCGCAAGTTGGAAGCTGAAGAAGATTCAAAAAACTAATAGCCGTCCTGGAGTATCAACTCCAAAGCGGGGCGGTAGAACAGCAAATCATTGAGCAGGCCGTGAAAACAGGCCTGCCAATACCCAGTCGTATTGAAAATGCCCCTAGCATTGCTCCGGGGCTTGAGCTATACTATATAGGGTTTCTGGAGTTAACTTCTTCGCGGCAAATGGGTTTCGGCATTGGACCTATCCCATGGCTCGCGGTTGAACAATACGGAACTACAAAGGGACTTGATGAAGAACAGCAAGAGATGATGCACATGCACATAATCGCCATGGACACTGTCTATATGAAGCACCAAGCGAAGAAGCAAAAATAATGGCTGACCTGATCCAGTTCTCTAGAAACATTAGACGTCGTGGACGTCAGGTTGAGAACTCGGCTTCAGAGCTTGTTCGCAGCATGGCAAAACGCAGTCTTCGTTCCCTTGTTCAAAACACAAAAGCTGATACCGGAAAAGCTCGCTCTAATTGGCGTGTCGGTATTGGTGGTTCTCCCTCCGCTGTCATTGAGGCTTATGCTCCCTATCCTAAGGGGAGTAAAGCTAATGGTCTTGGAGCATCAGAAACTGCGAACGCTTCTGCTGCTATCTCAGCTGGTAGTGCTCGCATTAACAGCGTCAGAGGTGTGGCTGGTGTTGGTTTGAAGACAGCAATCACAATAACGAATAATGTTCCTTATTTGGACAAGGCTCTTCTTCCTGGTGCTGTGGAAGTCTCGATCAGAGAAGCTCAGATAGTACTCCGTGGTTTCAAGATATTCGATCGTTCTGGTGCTGATAGCTGGGGAGACTTTTAATGGTTACCGAAACCGTCACGATTAACTTCGTCGAAAGAGGCTCTAGAGTCGTCAAGCGCAAAATCGATGATATTGGTCAAGCTGCGAACAAAGCAACTCGTGGAATATTTCTGTTGCAGCGCGCCATCTTCGTTTTGGGTGGAGCGGGAATTGTCAATGGCATCATAAAGATGACCGATGCTCTTACGAACATGGAGAATAAGCTTCGACTTACCTCGAGGAGTACCTCAAACCTAGAAGCTGTGCAAGACAGATTGTTCGCATCGGCGAATCGTTCTCGTTCAGCTGTAGAAGCAACAGCCAGTGTCTACAGTCGTCTCGCCCTTTCTACTCGTGGTCTTGGCGTCAGTCAGCAACAAGTTATCGACGTTACTGAAACTCTACAAAAAGCTGCTATTCTTTCTGGTGCTGCTGCCCAAGAAGCAAACGCAGCCTTGGTCCAGCTTGGACAAGGTCTCGCTTCCGACCGATTGGGAGGTGACGAACTTCGTTCCGTTCTTGAACAGCTTCCGCTTGTTGCCGATCTAATCGTTGACTACCTCAACAAGACGCAGCAATTCGGGAATGTTACTCGTGGTTCACTTCGTAAGCTAGGTACAGAAGGCAAGTTGACAGCTGATATCGTTTTCAGAGCTATCGAGCAAGCTAAGGGTGGTATTGACAATCTGTTTTCGCAAACTGCTCCCACTATTGAGCAATCTTTCATCGTGGCGAAAAACAACCTTATTTCATTCATCGATGCCTTTGATGATGCGACAGGAGCGAGTGCCAAGCTCGCATCCGCGATTATTGTAATCTCTGAGAATATAGACGTCTTGATTCGCCTTCTTGCTGCTCTGACTGTTGCCTTCGCTCTTTCCTTGGGTGCCTCAGCCATCAAATCTTTGAGTTTACTCGCTGCCGGATACACTCGTGCTGGAGCAGCGGTAGCTAGATACTCTGCGATTCAAGTTGCCTCTGCTGGGAAACAACTTGCTTCTACGACTGCCACTCTCAACGATAACCGCGCTCGTCTGCAGAATATTCAAATTCGCTCTGTTCAGGTAGGAGCAACTCTGCGTAATGCTCAAGCAGAATATGCTAACGCGGCGGCGGTCTTCCAAGGTGGTAGTGCTCGCTCTCTGGCGACTGGTCAGTTCATCAATATGCAACTCGCTCGCGATAGATTGACTGCCGCCACCATTCGTCTCACAGCAGCTGAAAATGCAAACAATATCGCGACTGGTAGAAGTGCCGCTTTGTCAGCACAGACGACAGCGACTGAGACTGCGCAAGCTGCGGCACGAGCGCGTCTAGCAGGAGCTACAGCCACGCAGGGAGCTTTCCTGACGCGTCTGACAGCCGTCTTCCCATTGCTTACAGGTGTTACTCTTGGTGCTACCGCTGCGATGTCTTCCTTTGGTGCTGTTCTGCTTGCGAATCCAATCACTGCTGTTATTGGTGCTGTTTTCTTATTGGTATCCGCTGTCGCTATCTTCGGAGACAAAATTGGTGTCGCTCTAAACGGAATGATTACTCTCAAAGACTATTTCATAGCTGCTTGGCAATTGATGTACAAAGCGATCGCACCGTTTCTTGGTCCTGTTTGGCAAACTCTCAAATCTGGACTTGACTCAGTTGTATCAGCTCTTTCCTCTTTTGCTGGATTTATTGGAACTGTTTTCATGAATGTAGCAACCTCGATCATAAACGCTTTCACTTTTCTCCCAAGAGTGGTGGTGGGCGTTGTGTTTGGGATTATCGCGGCCTTGCAGTCTCTTCCAGGAGCGGCTGGTGATGTGGCTATGGGTCTTGCGAATGCTATGATAGAAGGATTCGAATCGTGGGTTAATGCCGCTATTATAGGTATCAACAAAGTTATCTCAGCTTTGAATAGCTTGGTCTCCTTTGTCGGCGGCCAGAAAGCCGCTGAATTCTTTGGTTTCTCAGGAGAAATCCCAGAGATCAGACCAGCTAATCTCGGTCGTTTCGTAACCTCTGTTCAAGGAGCAGGTCAGATCGCGTCTGATGCTTTCCAGGACGGCTTCAGCAGTGCCTTTGAAGGCGGAAAGATTGAGAATATCCTTGGTGATGCTAATGACGCTATCCTGACACGTGCGGTAGCCAATGCTCAAACCAGAGGGGCTGATCAACGTCTTAAAGATTTGAATGACCAACGTGAAATCGATAGAACTGGCACTCCTGCTGCTCCTGTTGTTCCTCCGTCGCAAGGCGGAAAAGGTAAGGGCAGTGATACAAAAACTTTCGCTGAAGAGCTTGCTAAGATACTGCAAATGATAGAGCTTGAGAAACAATATGGTTTGCAGAAAGAGATCAATAATCAGATTTTGCAAGTTGAGAAAACTATCAAACGCGAACTCTCAGCAACAGAGAAAGATCAGGTAGCTACTGCTATTCAACTTCTCGAAGTTTCAAAGGCTTATGGCTCTATCCTTCAAGAAATTCGCGGACCACAGGAAGCATTACAGATCGGTCAGCAAGCTCTCAATATGCTGTTCCAAGAAGGTGCTATCAATCTCGAAAACTATAACCAGAAACTTCGTGAACTTCAAATCAACTCTGACAAAGCGACCAACACTATCGGCGGCGGCTTCCGAGCAGCTATCGCAGGAAGCATTCAATCTGCAGGAGAATTTGGTGAAGCTCTTGGTGGGGTCGTTGTCGGTGCTGCTGGTAAGGCTGCTGACGCAATCGTAGATTTTGCCAAAACAGGCAAATTGAATATCAAAGCGTTCTTCGCAGACTTGTTCGCTCAGCTTCTCAAGTTGGCCGCTCAACGTCTCCTGTTGTCTTTCCTCGGTGGTTTCGGAGGTATTGCCGGAGGTGGTCTCGGCGGTGGGAAAGGTGGTCTCGGCTTCGCGACTGGTGGTTCTATCTTGCCTACAGGGCCAGGATCAACTGATTCGCAGATAGTTCAGTTTGCCAAGAGACCTGATGAGCGTGTAGACATACTCACACCAGGACAACAACAGGCCAAAAAAGAAGGGAAAGGTGAAAGCGGTGGCACTACAGTCGTTCAGTCTCCTCCCGTGAATATCGCAGCGGTTCTAAACCCTGCTGATCTCTTTGGGCTTTTCGATTCTGGTGGCGATACTCAAATCATCAATCTTCTACAACGCAACGCGAATACTGTGAAACAGATCGCTCAGTCCTAAGGAATAGAATATGCCTTTCGCTACTGGAACAGCGAGAACTCCGTCAGAGCTTCTCAACGCGATCAACACTCATTTGACTGCTAATGGGTGGACACGGCTTCGTGGTGAAACTGATATGGCTTGCGCTTCTCCTAAGGCGGCTCGATATTGGAGAATGATTGTCTGGGAAACCCAGACTACGAACATTGACTTTCGTGGACTTCAACTTTTCAACTTGAGAACAACGGCGGGTGGTGCAAACCAATCAACCGTTGGTGCGAATTTTTCTTCCTCCTCAGTTGGAACTGGTACAGCTTCTCTTATGGTAGCCGGTGGTATTCTTCGCTCTGCTGATATTGATGATCAAGCTTGGACTCTAACCTATGACTTTGGTTCTCCTGTTACTGTTCGAGAGTTTTACCTTCGAGGTGACAGTGTAGTTGGTAACTGCCCAAGAGACTTTGCTTTCCAATGGTCAAACGATGGTGTCGTATGGACCACTATGAGAGAATACAACGATATAAGCTGGACAGCAAATGAATTCAAAACATTCACTATCGACGATGGGTATCTGTATCCAAATCACGTTGCTGATGATGCTCCTCGTCGTTCTGGAAATCTAGAAGACTTTCAGCAGAACATCGCTTGGACTACTAGTGCTAGACGAGATTTCTCCGAAGATGTTTGGTCATGGCAGGGTCCAGGATATGATGCTGCTCGTAGAGTATATATTCATGCTCGTAGTAATTGCTTCCCTTCTGGTTCTACCCATACGATAATGTGGGACTTTTCCACAGAGAATAATGCTCTCACTCCTCAGTGGAATGAAAACGTCGGATCGAATGTAATGACACAATCTCATTTGATGAACTCTGATACAGTTACCTATTGGATTTATTCAAATTCTAAACGTCTCGTTTTGGTAACTCGATCTGGCGCTCAAGACTACACTTCATCCTACGTTGGATTTATGTCAGCCTTTGCAACTCCAGATGATTATCCTTTCCCATTGATTATTTCTACAACTATGTCAAACTATTCAGAATTTACGAGCGGTCAGGCAAATGCAAAACTTTCAAGTTGTGCTGATCCCGGTTCATTTTGCGCCTCTGCTCGTCTTTGGGATGGAAATATTATAATTATCGGAAACAGACAAAATAGCAATACTTCAAATCTTTATTTACCAACTCCGGGTACTTCTTGGATCTGGCCTTACCATTTCGGAAGCACCTTCCGTCCTAGTTGGCCAGAAGGTATGGGGTCTGATCATGTAGATTATGTTGCAGCTCATGCTTTTGATTATGTTAGAGCAACGGAGCAGGATGAGTTGCCTCTCGTTCCCTGTATTGTTCAAAATGATCCATATGGAAATATCGGCGCTCTTGATGGAGTGTTTGCAATTCCTTCTGGTAGTCTCTTGACACCAACTCAAGTGATAGTAGTCGGTGGGCAAAATTATCGTGTATTTCCAAACCGAACACGGCGAGAGCCAGTGGCTTGGTTCTGCATTCGGGAGGATTGATAAATGTATTCAACAGGTTCTGGTGACTACGTCGCTTTGATGGCTGCGGTTCTGGCTCACGCTGTTGCTGATGGATGGACAACTTCTGGCGGGACTTGGCCTATCAGCAAGGGTAACGTGAAAGGAGTTGACTGGTCTACATTCACGGTCACAGAACCAGATCGCACATTTCTCGGAGGAGCAAGTCGTACAACTCGGTATGTGCGAATCTCTGTTGGTAATTCTTTGGCAAATTCTACCACTAACGCTGCCTTAATTGCAAGCTCTGCAACCGTCGCGAACATGCACCAAACATTCACTTCGTGGCATATCTTCTCAGACTCTGGTGTTGGAAAGCCGAATTACATTCATGTTGTTGTTAATTTCTCTAACGGAGTTAATGGAGACTGTTACACCCATTTCTCTTTCGGGGAACTTGATAAGCACGGGATGGGACACACGGCTATAATCTACGCTTCTTCAAGCCCAAAGAGAGGATGGGCAATTGATACGCTTTCTGGGACCAATAGCTCTGATTGGAATTCAGGAATGTACGGAAGAACTTTAAGTCCGTACACAGGACGAGCACAATTCACTTTTCCGACATCATACAATGGACTTAATAATCTCGTCTATATCATAGATCCTTTGATTTCTCCGGTGCCTGCTTCTGGTTGGCCTGCTGCTAATGATTTGCAGAATGGATCCAATGTTATACACTCCTATCAAGTTGGATCAGGTGCTAACCTTATCTCAAATAATAGATCATCGTCTTACGACTTCAACTGGGCTGCTTGGAGCCAATTCTCAATTCCTCAACCGTATTCTGGGGCTGTCTCTTTGGGACCTCTTGCATTCTGGCTCTTACAGGCAATCAGTACTTCTGCTCAGATGATGTATCTTGGAAGTTTTCCAAATGTTAGAATTTGTTCTATGGAAGGATACATTCCAGGAAACATAATCTCCTATGCTTCAGAAGATTGGATGATATTTCCAATGTTGAGAGATACTCCTTGGTCTCAAATGCAACTTGCTGATGTTGTCTCCTCTGGTCGCTCGGGGTTTGCTTTCAAAAAGGTGGTATAATGGCTTTCATTGCAGATGGAGCGGTTGCGGGAACTTGGACTGCGGACACAGGTGGCTTTCGTTCAGTCTTTAGCACAACTGTTTATCCAAGACAGGGTGGGAGCTACGCTGATCTCTCAGAGTCGTTTGCTGATATTCCACCAGTTCTCACATCGGACAGCATGTCAGTTGTTGATGAGACCTCTTGGGCTCCTCCTTCAAGTGGAGTTGTCACACCCACACAGTACACCGATTTTCATTTCCGTTTCTGGATAATACCAAAAGAACTTCGTTTGGCAAATCCTCTAATCAACACAAATATCCCATTCGTTTTGTGGTCGACTTTTCCACAGATACAGACTCTCACTTCGATTGCCGTTGAGGGATCAGAAGTTCTTACATTCGACAAGATCGCCGGTGTGAGTACGATTCGAGATTCTGAATATCAGACAATCAATCTGCAAATCGGCCCAGGAGAACCAAACGTAGATGCGATAGTTGAGCTCAACTATCCTCTTGGAAGAGCGTTCTTGATAGTCATAGCGACTGTATCGGAAACCTTCAACCTTATTCCTGATGTTCCTGTTCAAGAGACGTGGGAATTCTTGACCGAGGTCATCACTTCGTATGACGGTTCGGAGCAACGTATTTCTCTGCGACGCGATCCTCGTCGTTTCATGGAGTTCACCGTAGACATCATTGATCTTGAACAAAGACAAGAACAGTATGAATTGATTTTCAAGAATATGGGATTGCAAGCTATTATTCCATCCTATCAACACGCAACGAAACTGACCCAAACAACACCGATCGGTGGAAATCGTTTGTACTTCGATTCTTCGAAGACACAGATGCGAATTGGTGAGAGTATCGCCATCATCAATATCAAGACACAATCTGCAACGGTTGCGAAAGTTACTGCCATTTATTCTGACGGTGTTGATATAGGTTCCGCCGCTGGTGAAGAGATTGATCTCGGTAATTATGTCTACCCTTGCCATTCCATGATTATCCAGAATAATTCTGGATTGGTCATGGCTTCTATAACTGGTAAGTTGGACATCAAAGCCGAAGGCTCCGCTCAGCCTGCGCTGCCGCGTCCAGATGCTTCCGTAAGTATAGATGTTGTTGACAGCTTGAATATCATGCGTATTCGCCCTCTCGCGGGTGCAGACGAAGCGTTTTCAACTCGTTCAGAGGTTCTTGATTTTGATGTCGGTCTGAAAACAATTCTCCGGAAAGCTGATCCTCACCCAACAATAAGTGGAACTCGTCAATGGATCATCAAGCGTTACGATCGCTCTGAAGACGAAGATTACATGAGAGAGTTTATCGATCAAGTGAGAGGTGGTCAAAAGGCTTGGCTTATGCCAACATGGTTGCCAGACTTGACGTTGAATTCTATTGTTGTTCCCACTCCTCTAAGTGGAACAATAGTAGTGAATGAAGCCAACTACTCTTCGCTTTTCTTTCCGTATCCAACTTGGCAATATATCATGATCCAGTATGAAGATAATCAAATCGCTAACAGCTATCACAAGGTGACCAGCGCCTCTGTGAGAGAGGACGGTCTGGTTGATATTGGTTTCACTCCTAACTTGATTGATGACTTGGGAGTGGCGAACATCAAGATGATCAGCTTCATGATCAAGGTTCGCGGATCAGACAGAATTTCTCGTCGCCATGAACATCGTGAAACGATATACTCTTGGGGCATTCAATCAACGGATCATAGCTGATGACATATCAAGCAAGCGAAACTGGAATTCAAAGTGGTGCTCCTCGTGAGGTGTATCGGTTCCTTGGAACTTACAACAACTATTTTCTGACTAGCTACTATAAGAACTTGATTGTTTCTGGTCAGGTCTATACCGCTCTGACCATTGATCGCAATGTGTTGAAGGTGGGGACTCAAGAAGAAAGCCAGCTTGCTCTCGAGGTGACGCTTCCGTTCACCCATGCTATGATCAGAGAATATGCTTACGATCAAGCTCCGCCAGCACTCACCTGTGAAATCCTTCGTGTGCATGAAACTGATTTAAATGACACAGTTCTTTTGTGGAAAGGCCGTGTCACTGCTTTCACAGTGGAAGGAAAAGTTGCGAAAGTCCGTGTCCCCGCTATCTTTGGGTACATCATGGCTGGTTCTGCTCCGACGCCCAGATATCAAGCGCCTTGTAATCATATTCTGTATGATGCTCGATGTGGTGTCAGTGAGGTTGGAAACAAGCACTCATCGACTATTTCAGGATTCTTGAATAACATTGTCACAGTAGGATCTAATCCTTACAATACCAGTGATCTAGCGGCTGGTATGGTCAGGCTTGTTTCCTCTGGTGAAGCGAGAATGATTACAGGTGTTACCGGAAACGACATAACAGTGAGTTATCCGTTTTCTACGCTTTCTATAGGTAACGCTGTTGAGATACTTAGAGGTTGTGATCATAGCTTTGCGACGTGTAAAGTAAAGTTCAGCAACGGCCCAAGATACGGAGGAACCCCGCTGGTTCCGTCACGAAATCCATTCACGAGCAAATTATGATCTGGTTCACACTCGCACTATTCGTTGTATCATTTATCATCACAGCGTTGCTGGCTCCGAAGCCAGAATTTGAGAATGCTCGCGCTGACCAGCTAGATGATGCAGGTTTTCCACGAGCTACCGAAAACGCTCCTATTCCTCTCGTGCTTGGGCAAGTTAGGCTGAAAGGACCGAACACTCTCTGGTATGGTGATTTTGAGTCACGACCAATAACCCAAAGAGTTAAAGTCAGTCTGTTCAAGAAAAAGACCATAATCGTAGGTCATACATATTATCTTGGATTTCACATGGGGCTTTGCCTTGGACCTGGAGTTGATCTGAGAGAAATCTATATTGATGATGTCTCGGTTTGGTCCGGCGACACTAATGGGGTGAATGAAGTTAGTATCTCAATCAACAAACCAGATTTGTTCGGTGGTAATAAAGAAGGCGGTGGTTTCGTAAGTAGTGGCACTTTCTATGGTGGAGCGTTTACACAACCTGTCGACTCCTACATAGAAGGACAAGTGGGAGCGGGAAATTCCCCAGCCTATAACGGAATGAGCCACATCGTTTTCAATAAAGCCTATATTGGAGAGAGCGCTCAGCTTCGAAAAATCGCTTTCGTTCTTGAAAGCTATACCAATGGTCTTGGTCTACCAGACAATGGAACTTGCAACGGTGGCAGAGATATGAATGTCGCTGAAGCGATATTCCAAATCATGACTGACAAATGGCGCGGTCTTGGAGTTGCAGTCAGCGACATCGACATCGTTGCATTACAGACTGTCGGTGCGACACTACATGCAGAACAAAATGGTTGCTCCGTTCTTGTGACAAGCGAGTCTGACGGTGCTCGTCTAATCACCGAGCTACTTCGTCAGATCGATGGCATTATGTATCAAGACCCAGAAAGCGGTAAAGTTACAATCATGCTCATCCGAGATGATTATGTCATTGCTGACTTGCCTATGTTCGGCGAGAGTAGCATCGTCGAAGTGAAAAACTTCACTCGTACCTCTTGGGATGAGGTGCAAGCCCAAGTGAAAGTATCTTTCCCACAACGCGAAAAAGAAAGCGAAGCTGTTGCAATCTCACAGGATATGGCAGTCGTCGCGACCATTGGCCGACTTCGCACCACGACTCTGAGCTTTCCGTTTGTCTATGAGCCAGACCTTGCAAACGTCATAGCCTCAAGAGAAAGAGCACAGCGGTCAGTTCCTCTTTTCCGTGCAACTATAGAAGTCAATCGTAACGCGAATCAGCTTCGCCCCGGACAGCCTTTCCGTTTCTCATGGCCTGACTACGGCATCGTTGATTTGATCATGCGTGTTCAGCGTTTTGATCTTGGTGCTCTCACAAGTGGTAAGATCGTGATAGAAGCGTTACAAGATCGTTTTGCTCTAAGCGACGTTGTGTTCGCGGCTCCAGCGGCAAGCTCGTGGGTCAATGTAGTTTACACTCCAACGAACATCTCTGTTTCACGCCTTGTCCAAATGCCGCGTTTCTTTACTAACAAATTGGAAAACGAAATACCTGCTTCTCTTTCAGGACTCTTGGCTGTTGCTGCAAGACCTGGAACATCATCGACAAACTACAATGTTCATATTCAAGAACCTGCACAATCACTTGACGAAGCCTTTAGCGATCCGTCCGGAGTTATTTATGCTGGTTCTGGTCTGCTTACTGCTGCTTATCAAAGAAGTGCCGGTTTCTCAACTGGTAGAGATTCAGTGGGTTTTGATTTGAACTCAGTGGTCGGTCCTTTCGTTTCAGTCTTTGCTTCTCAAATTGTAAATGATTATGACAACATCTTGTTGGTTGATGATGAATTCATGGCCTACGAAACTGCCGTAGATAATGGGACTGGTAATTGGACCATCAGTAACGTGTATCGCGGTTTGTTTGGTAGTCGTATTGAAGACCACAGTATTGGTGCGAGAGTATACTCTATTCCAGCAGACGCTTTCGGCGATGGATTCATTCCTATTATTCCAGATGGGGGGAACTTTAACGTTCGTCTGCTGGACAGTGCTGGTGGTTCTACTCAAAGTCCTGAAGGAATCGTCGAAACTACATACAGCGTGACTACCGCTCTCAACATCAATGATAAACCACTTCGTCCAGGAAATATCAGACTTGGTGGAAATCGCACGTTCAACCCAACAGTGACGGCGGTCGCTTCTGTTTCTCTTACTTGGGCTCCGAGAGATCATCGGGTTCTGCCTGTAGTATTTGAAGATGGCGCTGCCCAAACTCCTGCGTTTTCTGAAAGCTACAAGATTGACGTTATGGTGAGTGCCGTTCGCAACGCAACTCTTTCCGGAACTGTGGGAATCGGAGTTACGACTTACAGTATTCCATTCAACCTAACAGCGATTACGAACAGCGATGTTGAGATCAGGGTTACTCCAGTCGATACAGTAAACACTAAAGAATTAAGTTTCTCATCTTATCCAATAAATCTGCAACAAGCCAACTATCCATTGGTCTTCACTAATGGTGGAGCTGATTCTGGATCTATGACAGGTTGGGTTAGTACGAACATGGTCGTTCGTTCAGCTTCTCCTTCTCCTGAAACTGGAAGTCATTATTTCTCCGGTGATATCACAGCCTCTGGTAATGCTTATCAAGATGTTCCAGTTCCTGTGGGAGCCTATACTTCAGTTGACGCAGGAACAGGCTCTGTTCAAGTAAACTGGTTCCAGAATGCGTTTGCAACTGGAAACGATTTCGGCAACGTCACTCTTGAATTCTTTGATGCGGCTATGTCTTCCTTGGGCACGAATGCTGGTCCTGGAAATTACGCTGAGATTAACTGGAACCCAAGGACAACTGGACTTGTTTCTGTTCCGGCTCTCACTCGTTTCGTTCGTGTTAGAATGATAGCGACTCGTGCGTCAGGAACAGTAAACAATGCCTACTTCGACACATTCACTGGATTTATACTATGACCCACGGGGACGTCCAGGAGCGTTGTTTTGTAGCGGGTGTAGCAAGGGTAGCGGGCGTGGCTGTTTGCCCTGCCCTGCCCTGCCATTATGGGGGCGCTGGTGGCACCATAACCCAACGGGGCAGCACCAACACGTCCACAGAGTTCTCAAAGAGGTACTCACATGCTCTCTAGGGTTGTGCTCATGCGTCTTTTACCTTATGCTGTCCTTATAGCTGCGCTCGTGGGAGCGTATTTCTACGTCAGTTCTGTAGCCTACAACAATGGTGTTGAAGATACGACACTGAAGTATGAAAACGCAATCAAGAATGAGCGTGAACGTCTTCAAGTTGCGAACGAGGCAGCAACACAAGAAGCTCGAAGAAAAGAAGTCGAATTGAATATATTGCTGCGAGAAAGAAATGCCACAATTTCTCAACTTTTACAAGACTCTCTTTCAGATCCTCTCGCCTCTCGTCCCTCTATTTTTATTGATGGGGTGCGGCGCATCGATAGGATCCATTGAACCACCGAATCTGGTCTCACCACCAGTTTCTCTAACCGAGCCTTGTGTTCGGCCTATTCGTCTACCTGATCGTGTGCTTTCGCAGTCTGACACAGAATCTTATTGGATTCGTGATAGGGCAAATCTTATAACCTGTGGAGAACGTCATCAGGCTCAAACAGAGTTCTATGTCTCCCGAGACTCCAAAATAATGGGAACAAATAAGTGACTGATGAGCAGAGAATACGTGATCTTGAGCGTGAGCTTGATGTAGAACGCAAAGCGTCTAATAAATTGGAAATTCATCTATCGCAGTTAGAAGATCGTCTTGATAAATACATTGATGATCAAAAAGAGCAGGAAGCAAAAAAATTGAGGACCGCTCTCATATGGTCAGGTGGTCTTATTCTTGCCTTGGGTAGTTTCATATTCAGCGAAGTTATATGGCCTGTAATCAGAGCAGGGAAAATATGAAGATGTTGAAACTTTTCAAAGTATTTCAAATCACTTTGCTGGTTATGATCACAATTACATTTTTCGTAGTTGGTCCAGTAATAGAGCAGAAATTAATGCCTGTAATTAGCAGATTTGAAATTCCAGAAGAAGCTATCAAAAACATGGAGGATGGATCAACAGAGATATTTGGAATCTTTACAAAGGAACGTGGCTCTTGTGAGGTAATCCGAGGTTCACTGACAGTGTTCGCTGATCAATTTGTCCCAGACGATAATATACCAGCGAAAGAAATCAGCGTTAATAACGAGGTCCTTACCAATGGTAAATCTTTTCCAGCGGGATCTCAGTATTTCGGTCCTTGGATTTTAACTCCCCCAAATCGCCCCTTCGGACCATCAATCGTTATAAGAATTAGACACAAATGTCACCCCTTTTGGGTGACTGAAACTGTTCTATATCGTGGACTTACGTCAGACTTTTTCAATGAAGAGAGAATAGTAGGCGATGAGCCTCCTTGGAAAAATGGAGAAACAAATGACTAAAAGTAATTTCAATATCTGTACCGAGTGGGCGTTGATCCACGAGGGTGGCTACGTCAATCACCCAAAAGATCCAGGAGGTGCTACGAATAAAGGCGTTATTCAACGGACCTACAACGGCTTCCGTGATCTCAAAAAGCTGGCTCGTCAAAGCGTACGACACATCACAATGGACGAGGTCATGGAGATCTACAAGTCTCAATACTGGGATCTTGTTCAAGGTGATCTGCTTCCAGCTGGTCTGGACTATGCAGTTTACGATTTCTCGATCAACTCTGGTCCTTCTCGCGCTGTTCGTTTTCTGCAGGAAATCCTCGGTGTTAAAGTCGACGGCGTGATGGGTAATGCAACGCTCGGCGCGGTTCGCAAACGCAACGACATAAACGGTCTCATCCAAGAGCTGTGTCTCAAACGCTGGAATTGGATGAAACGGCTCAAGACGTTTTCGACGTTCGGAAAAGGCTGGACTCGTCGTGTTATGGGCGACATCATCGAGGGAGTGCAGGCAGGTAGAGATCACGGTGTTATTGATCGAGCCGTTTACCTATTCAACGGCCAGAATATCAGTGATCGTGTGATGAAGGCTCCTACCATGGAAGCTCCAGGTAAAGCCGAGGACGAGGACATGGCTGTCTTTGGGCAAGTCAAAGAAGAGCTGACCCTCGACAGTCTTGGTAAGATCAGCGCTGGTATTATCCCAGGAGCCTTGGCTACCGTGACCGCGCTTCCCGAAGGTCCGTTTCAGTATGCCGCCGCTGGTATTCTTGTCTTGGCCGCTGTCGTTGTGGCATGGATTGTTATCAAGAAGTTTGCTAAGTGATGTTTGGCATTACTTTAGTTAGTATAAATGACTAAAGTGATGCCACTAATCACCCTGCAAAAACAAAGGCTTAGAAGGTTTGGCATTACTTGCAGTACATACAGCACCTAAAACTTAAGCACCAGCTTCCGGCGGTTTTGTTGTAACCTTGTTTTTAGTATTGTTTGTATTGTAAGTAAATAAAAGAGGAAGATAGTTATTACTTTACAATAGCTTAGGGGTGACATTACATTGGCAACACTACTAAATAAAGTGAGGTCAGGTATGGTCAGCGAGAAACAAACAACTCTGGACGTGATGCAATATGTTGAGAATGTAGGTTTGGTATGGAAAGTTAATCGAGGAGCCTCTGCTCGTGTTGGGCAACTCGTCGGAGGCAACACACCGAGAAGTTCAGTTCGTATACTAGGTAAAAGAGTTCTTATCCATCACGTAGTCTGGTTCCTACATAACGAGTATTGGCCTAGCGATCGTAATGAATGGATTGATCACAGAGACGGCAACTGCTTAAACAATACGATCGAAAATCTGCGTTCCACCACACCGTCACAAAACAATTCTAATCGTTCGCCCAAGTGGGCATATAGAAATCCGAAAGGTGTGAGTGTCAACTCTAATGGCAGTATCAGAGCCATGATACAGTTTGAAGGAAAACGTTACTACCTTGGCACGTTCGAAACAAAGAAAGAAGCAGCGGCGGCATATCAAGGAGCAAGTAGAATTCTACATGGTGAGTTTTCTATTTTCAATAGACAGCCACAGTTGTCAAGCAGATAAAATGCCGTTATACTGGTCGTAGAAAAGGAGTACATATGTTAGATATAGAAAATTACCCGCACTCAGTCGAACCGTTTCAGCATCAGCTTGAACATCTCAAGAAGCACATGAAAGAGAAGTCATGGGGTTTGTTCTGGGAACAAGGCACAGCGAAAACGAAACCAATCATCGACACGGCGGCAATCTTATATGACAATGGTGAGATTGACGGTTTGCTAGTTATCGCTCCTCCTGGAGTAGAGCGCAACTGGAACACTGACGAAATCCCAAAGCACTGGCCTCCCGAGCTCGCGCTCGACGTGCGCGTTCAAGTGTTCAGCACCGCGCGCAAGGCAACACAGGCTCACAAGCGAGCAATGAATTCTCTGTTCACTCATGATGGTCTGTCTGTTCTACTGATCAGCTACAATGGGATCATGACAAAAGAAGGCTATGATCTTGTTTGGAAGTTTCTCAAAGAACGGAAATGCCTCCAAGTTCTTGACGAAGCCCACAACATCAAGTCACCAGATGCCAAAAGAACAAAGCGCGTGATTGCGTCTGGTAAGTATGCGAAGTATCGTCGTATCCTCACGGGAACTCCTGTTGCTATTGGGCCATTCGACGTCTACAGTCAAATCAGGTTCTTGGATGAGTGGTTCTGGAAGAATCATGGTATTCATGGAACAGTCGAGTTTCGCAATTATTTTGGCCGATGGTTCACGGCGGCTGATTGTAAGAAACTTCATGGTTACGATCCCGGTTATGACAAGCTGATTGAATATCAAAACCTCGACATATTGACCGAGTGGTTAAGCGAGATTTCTGACCGAGTCCTCAAGGACGATGTTCTAGATCTCCCACCCAAGCTGTACTCGAAACGCTACTTTGAAATGTCGCGTGAAATGAAAGCCGCTTACTCTCAGTTGGAAGACGAGCTCATGCTTGAGATCGGAGATCACCTGATTACAGCAGAGCTTCCCATCGTGAAGCAGCTTCGTCTTCAACAGATTTCTTGTAACTATGTTCCAGTCGGCGATGACGAGCCAGTACATATGTTCTCCGAGAAAAACCCTCGGCTCGGAGCAATGGAGCAAATCCGAGACGAGACTCATCATCCTGGAATCATTTGGGCTCGCTTCACCCACGACATTGATCAAATCATGAACCTGCTTGGCAAGAGTGCTGTTCGGTATGACGGTAAGGTTGATCAAGATCAGTCCGAGAGAAACAAGCTGGCTTTCCAAAGAGGCGATGTTCAATGGTTCGTCGGCAATGCCCAAAAGGGTGGCTCCGGCCTTACGCTAACTCAGGCCAAGACAATGGTCTACTATTCGAATTCGTTCCGCTTGTTGGACCGTCTCCAGTCAGAAGATCGTGCGCATCGCGGCGGTATGGACGATCATCCCGTCAATTATATCGACATTATGAGTGATTCTCAGATCGATGAACACATAGTCACAAATTTGCGTAGCAAGAAAGATGTTGCTGCGGAAATTCTTGGCGATGCTCTCAAGGATTGGATATAATGACAGTCTTCGCAGTCCAAAAGCAGATGAGATTCGATCAGGTCAGCAAAGAACTGGTTCCTCGATTCACATCAATCAACAAGGCAGAGCGGTGGGGGAAGATCCAGTATCTTCTCTCGCCCTCGGCGCACCCATTCAACCCCGGACTTGTCTTGGGTGATATGCACGAGAGACTATCAGATTTCTGTAACGATGATCATCTTCTTCTTATAGGTAATCCAGGTCTTATCGGAATGGCGACAACGATTGCTGCTCGTTACAATGATGGCTCAGTCAAGCTTCTCCAATGGAGTGGACGACATAATGAGTACACGGAGATTGTCGCGAAGATATATTAAGGTTGTCTTTTGTGGGCTAATGGGGCATAATGTAAAGGTAGATAACAAGAGGATAATCTAATGCAAGATGACTATGCAGCGTTTCGTGATGACAGACCATCTGACAATTTGAATGCTGTGTTGCGTTCACTAGCAGATGAATATCTCGCTGCTGAGGCAAAGGTTGCTCTCATCGTTGTTGAACTCGAGCTTGCCAATGCAGAGCTCAAGGACATCGCAGAAACGCGCATCCCACAAGCGACCGATGGTATGGAGGGGAAATTCAATCTTGGTGATGGTCGCGAAATGATTGTTAAGGAAGAGATCCGTTCGAGCATTGCTGGTGAGAAGCGCGAGCCTGCTATAAAGTGGTTAGACGACAACAACTACGGTCATATCGTCAAGCGCGAATTAGTGTTCGAGTTTCCCAAAGGAGACGAAGCTCGCACCAAGGCGTTCATTGAAGCTGTGGGAAAACTTGAAATGAAGCTTGTTATGAAGAGCAATTATTCAGTTCATCATGCAACGCTCAACTCTTGGGTCAAGGAACGCCTCGGTGATGGAGTCGAGTTACCCAAAGACACGTTTGGTATTTTCCGTCAACGCACAGCGAAAGTGAAAGACCTATGACCAACAGTCACAGTCACAAAATTATGAAAATGCTAGTCACGAGGCTGCTATAAAAGAAGCTGAAAATTCGTTGGAAAACGAAGCCATGTGGGCAGAGCTGCTTTCAAAGATTAGAAAGATTCATTACGAAGCATCAATTCGTCAAGGCTTCACAAAACAAGAAGCTTTGCTTTTGTCAATGAACGTACACAAGTGAATCCTGTCACCTAGGATAGTGGTGAGTGTGGGGTGCATCCCCAATAACTATAGCCGAAAGGAGCCTGTCATGGCTGGCAAAGAAGTAGCTGAAACGAAAAACACAAACGTCGCAAACGCGGGTGGATATGACTATGGTGAGTATTCTCACTCTGGTTTTGAAGGCACGACGATCAACGATCTTTCCATTCCGTTCATCAACGTGCTACAATCAAACTCGCCGGAAGTCGAGGACCAAACGATTGAAGGCTGCAAGGCTGGAGATTTAGTCAACTCCGTGACCAAGGAAATCTTGAAGCAACCTGTTTGCATCATCCCGGTTTACAAAGAAGCCGCTGTTGTCGAATGGGTTCCTCGGAACAAAGGCGGTGGTCTTGCTGATCGTCACGAGCTTGACTCGCAGATTTACAAAGACGCTATCACCAAGAACGGCGGCTCGCGTATTCCACCCAAAGACGCAGACGGAAAACGCATCCAGTTCAAATCGCCTACGGGCAATGATCTGGTCGAGACGTACTACGTCTATTGTCTGATCATGGATGCTGAAGGTAAAGAAACCGAAGGCTACTGTGTTCTCAGCTTCTCGTCGACCAAGATCAAGGTCCACAAGGACTGGATGACCGCGATGTATACGCAGAAAGGTCGTCCACCAATCTTTGCGAACCGCTGCTGGATTTCGACCACCAAGCAGAAAAACGAAAGCGGCACTTATTACAACTACAAGATCGGCCCGATGGCTGAAACTTGGCGTGAGTCGCTGATCAATCCCGGCGACAGCATGGATCTGCTCAAGGAAGCCAAGGAATTTGGCACAATGATCGAGAACGGTTTGGCTCGAGCAGACTTTGACAGCCAAGGTGGTGAAGACGGCGGCAAGGGTGGTGGTGAATCCAAGCCGCTTCCTTCTGACACTGATGAAATTCCGTTCTAAGACAGAACAGTTTATCACATACGGACGAGGGTAACTCCTCGTCCGTTTTAGTCAGGAGAAGCTACATGATATTTGCGCCGCAACAAGACGCGGCCCTTGTGGCAGTGAATCGTTGGTATCATAACAGTGAGAAGCAAGTGTTCCATCTCTTTGGGTATGCTGGCACTGGGAAAACAACGCTCGCAAAGTACCTCGCTGAAACTATCAGTGATGGTGTTCTGTTCGCTGCTTATACGGGCAAAGCCGCTCACGTTTTACGAACTAAAGGCTGTGAAAATGCAGCTACGATACACTCTCTGATTTATCGTAGTCGCGATAAAAGCAAGGCTCATCTAAGAGAGCTTGAAGAAAGTCTTGTCATGTTGTTGACTGACATGAAAGACATGGGAGAGGAATTCATCAACAGTCATCCCAAAGTGAAAGCCTTGCAAAGAGCTATTGATGAAGAAATCGTGAACTCATCACAGCCTCAGTTCACACTGAACAAAGAGAGTATCGTCAAAGATGCTCCGCTCATAGTTATCGATGAATGCTCAATGGTTGATGCTAGAATGGGAGCTGATCTTTTATCGTTCGGTACTCCTGTTCTTGTTTTGGGTGATCCGGCGCAGCTTCCTCCAGTGGGTGGAGCTGGTTACTTCACAGAGGGAATTAATCCTGATATTATGTTGGACGAAATTCATCGCCAAGCGGCCGAGTCTCCTATTCTCAGGATGGCTACAAAAGTTCGCAACGGTGAGCGCTTAGAACTTGGTGACTGGGGACAAAATTGCCACGTTCATCCCAAAGGAACGAAGCTTGATCCAGAACTTATGCTCAGCTTTGATCAGGTTATCGTTGGGAAAAACATCACCCGCCATGCCAGCAACATGAAACTTAGAAAGCTGCATGACATCCACGATCCTTACCCTGTACTCGGGGACCGTTTAGTTTGTCTCCGAAATAACAATGAGCTAGGCTTATTAAACGGGGCAATTTTCAACGTAACGGATGTCGAGGGTGTGATGGATGGAAAAGTCCATATGTCAGTCAATCCTGAAGGAAGCCCGATGAGTGTCAGCGTCGCTGCTTTGGAACACTATTTCCTGGGACGTGGTGAAGAGCTCAAGAAACAATACTGGCTTCGCTCTGACGCCGACGAGTTCGATTATGGATATGCTCTCACCTGTCATAAATCACAGGGTTCTCAATGGGAAAGTATTTGCGTTTTTGATGAGTCTTTCTGTTTCAAAAACCAGCGAGACCGCTGGCTTTATACTGCTATCACTCGTGCGTCAGAAAACCTGACCATTGTAAGAATGTAGATAGGAAATCAACAATGTACAATCAGGAGAAAAAACGTATGTCTGGACCACAGAATCCTCACTGTGATGCTATCGGAGCGGAGAAGTATCGCGGTCAAAACGAGAACTTTCGTGAAGCCACAAATCGCGTCGCCAGCTTTCTTCAAGACAATCATGATCACTACATGGCCTTTCGCTCTATCCTTATGGAACAGCGTTTTCTGCCTCCGGGTCGTGTTCAAGCTGGAGCAGGGTCACTCAAGAACGTGACGCTCTACAACTGTTTCGTCATGCCGACCATTCACGATAGTTTTGTTGATGGACCAACAGAGGCCGAGAAAATCGTTGAACGAGGCAACGGTTATTTCCACTCCGAAAGTATCATGGACATCGCCAAACTGTCCGCGACTACAATGCGTCAAGGCGGTGGTGTCGGTTATGATTTCTCCACGATGCGCCCATCTGGTGATATTATCAAGGGTGTAGACAGTGCGACAGACGGTCCCCTTGCCTTTGCAGGCATCTTGGATATGGTCTGTCGTGCTACTGCCAGCGCGGGAAACCGTAGGGGCGCACAGATGATGGTCTTGCGTTGTGACCACCCTGACATAGAGCAATTCATTCGTGCGAAGCAAGTTACAGATCAGAATATCCCTTGGGATATGCGACCGCTTCGTGGTTTCAATATGTCTATCGCTGTTACAGATGAGCTGATGGAAGCTGTCAAGGCTGACAAAATGTTCATGTTGAGATTCGGCGGCCGGAACTATCGTGAGGTCAACGCCCGTGCTTTGTGGGACATGATCATGCGCGGAACTTTCGACTGGGCAGAACCAGGAGTGATCTTCATCGACCGCATCAACGTCATGAATAATCTCTGGTACTGCGAAACAATCGCTGCGACCAATCCATGTGGTGAACAGCCGTTGCCTCCGTATGGCGCTTGTCTCTTGGGCAGTGTGAACCTCGTGAAATATCTTACTATGCGTCTTGACAAAATAGGTTACTACTCTTTCGACTTCGATCAACTCGCCCAAGACATTCCTCACATCGTTCGTGCGATGGACAATGTCATAGATCGTAGTCGCTACCCTCTGCCTCAACAAAAGCTGGAAGCCCAAAGGAAAAGACGCATGGGCCTCGGCGTCACGGGTTTGGCGAATGCTCTTGAAGCGATGGGTCATCCCTATGGAACTCCAGAGTTCATTGAAGTTCAAGATCAGATCATGGGGTTCCTGACGAACAGGTGTTATCAGGCCTCTGCATTACTGTCCGCTGAGAAAGGTTCGTTCCCACTCTACGACTCTGAACTCTATCTCAAGGGGAAGTTCATTCAGGGTCTGGACGAGGACACTCTAACTCTGATCAAGAAGCATGGTATCCGCAACTCTCACTTGACAAGCGTGGCACCGACTGGTACGATTTCGCTTTACGCTGACAATATATCGTCAGGTATTGAGCCAGTGATCGCCTATGAGCAAAAGCGTAATGTGATCATGAAAGATGGTATGAAGACTGTTCTCATTCCTGATTATGGTGTCGCTTATTTGGGTGTCAAAGGCCGGACAGTCACCAATGGTAAGATCACAGCTGAAGAGCATGTGGCCGTCTTGTGTACTGCTCAAAGGTGGAGCGACAGTGCTGTCAGCAAAACCTGCAACGTCCGTGAGGACATGCCCTACACCGAGTTCAAAGACATCTACATAATGGCTTGGGAAAACGGTGCCAAAGGTATCACGACATATCGTCCAGCAGGAAATTATGACGAGCCTATCAAATCGGCCGATGTTGACGAAGAGATTGCAAAAATTGTTGAGCTTCAACTTGAAGGTGGTTCTTGTTCTCTCGACGAGCATGGTCGCAAGACTGGTGCCTGTTCAGATTAAATAAGTCTGGTTATGGACAAATAATGCTTGCCATCAACACATCGACGGGTTAATGTTCGAGTGTGGTGGCAAGCATTGCCAAAGAAACATAACGTAGAAATGGAGTCTATTATGAACGATAAAGTAACCTTCACTGACAAAGAGTACACTCAAGAGTCGCTCGAGTCTGAAAGCATCGAAAACCTTCTGGTCCTTCGCAATCTCGTTGCGACCAACCTCGGCGTCGCGACTATCAAAGCGTTTAAGGATCACGATAGTGCTGTCACTCAGACCTGGAAAGCGCTGACCAAATTTGATGAAACCGTCAAGTCCGAAGCTAGTGAAGCTGGCGTCGAACCGAAGGCACCAAAGGCACCGAAAG